CCGCTTGGCCGAAGGCGGGGCTTTTTAGGTCGAGGCTGATGTCGCAAACTCGTTGTTGCATTCGATGCGGCAGAGGTCGTTTTGAACACGTTCCCGTCCGTGTGACCGAAGGCGGGGCTACTTCTTCTTTTTCTTTTTCACGCCTGCTTCGCTCAACGCGATAGCTATGGCTTGCTTCCTGTTCTTAACCTTCTTGCCAGACCCGCCAGACTTCAGCTTGCCTGACTCAAACTCCCGCATGACCTTGCGTACCTTGGCCTGCTTTTTCTTTTTGGCGGGGCCGCTGCTGGTTTGCTTACGCTGTTGCGCTCGACTGATAGCCATGACTACTTACCGAACTTCTGCTTCTGCGATTTAGGCGGCGACTTCCTGCTACCACCCTTGCTCCAAAAAAGTTTGTTGGCCCAGAACGCCGCAGATGTTTTGCCCTTTTTTATGTTCTTGGCATGACGAGCCTTAAAACTCTTACGCGCTTCGTCCGAATAATTATGCCCCATCTTCTGATCGCCAAAGCGGATGATCTTCATCTTGCTACCATCTCTGACAGCAACGACTCCTTTCTTGGTGGGGTGACTTGGAGTTCTTTTGGGCTTGTTTAAACCAGTTAATCCAACCTTCTTCAGCCTGTTCTTTTCCGCATCTGTCAAACTCATTTGCGATGCCTCGCTGTTTTCTTGGCTATTTTCTTGGGCTGCTTGGAGAACTGCTTTCCTTTTTTTGTGTCTGCTCTTTTCTTTCTGGAAGTGGCAGCGTACTCCTTGTCTGATAGAGCCTCTCTAGCCGCCTTCGGGAGATACCTTTCACCTGTCGCCTTCTTACCTTGCGTTGATTTCTTGCCGGACTTGGTTCCCCAATCCTGCTTTGTCCATTTCTTCAGCGACTTCTGTGACTTCTTGAGCGGCATACCTTTCCCTGTTATTTCTTAGCATTAGCTCTGCGTACAGCTTCTTTGCCTTTACGGGCTATCTCAGCCTGCTTCTTTTTCCCAGCGACCTTTGCTCTTTGCTCTAGCACAGTCAGTATTTGTATCTTTCTGGCAAAAGGTTTTTTTATATTCTTAACCTTTCTTACCGTGTCTCTTGCGTCCTTCTCTGTCGCAAACTTAATACTAACAGTATCTTTAGGGTTTTCATCCGTATATAATCTACGCCCTGAACCCTTGGGCTTCTTGCCTGTACCCTTCTTGGGATCAGCCATTATTTATACCCGCCGCCTGCATCCTTGTAAGCCTTCGCTAACATCTGGGCTTTACGCGCCGACCACTGCCCCGGCTTACCGCCCTTGCTTCCTGCCTTGATACGATTGAACTGGCGCTTACGCATCTCCGGCTTGGTGTAGTTTCCCGCTTCGTTAACGCGAGACTTACTCTTTTTCTTTTTAACTTTCCCGCCTTTTGCGTATCGTTTAAACATTATATTCCCCGCTGCGGATCATTTCGGTGACGCGAATCGCTCTCATACCAACCTGCTTCGCCCACTTACTATCCATAAACTCGTCTGCGGCAATATCAAATTGCTCACGCGACATGGCCTCCAAAGCCTTCACAAAGCCACGCAATCTGGTCAGACCAAGATTAAAACATATGTCAATCATGGCATCTTTGCGCGCATCGTTCATCGAGTTGAACCAAAAGTAAGCATCTGATAGTTCTTCTTTAACTCTAGTAATATCATTAGCCAGAAGATAATCAATCTCATCGTCAGATAAACCTAGCCCCGACTCTGAGATGTTTCTGCCAACACCTATGGTTTCGTAGCCAGC